TAGCCGACCTGGAGACCGACAAGGCGGCATTGACGGAAAAGGTGACGAGCCTTGAAGGGCAGGTCACCGATACGCAGATGGCGCTATGCGATGTCTACGAACAGATCGTCGCCGTGACATCTACAACAGGAGGCGAATAACCGATGGCGAGCAATTACATGGTGAAGGTCTACGCAGACCTGATCCGCAAAGGGAAAAAGACGATTGAGGAAGTTCCCGACCCGCTGCAAGCAGCCGTCCGGGAAATCCTCGAAAATAGCAAGAATGGAGCTGAGGGCTTATGAAAAGCCTTCGGCTCCTTCTTTTATACATTCTGATGGGAAAGGAGGTAGCAGTTATGGCAGTTGTCTACGCGACCCTGATCGTCAAGGGCAAGAAGACCATCGACCAGGTTCCGAGCCTGATTCGGAAGCAGGTCGAGGAGATCCTGGCAGATCTCGAAGTCACCGTCTGACCACGGCATTGATACGGAGGGCAGCTCCTTTACGGGGGCTGCCCTTCTTATCACGCGCAGAGGAGGATTGAGAGATGACGCTCAAGGAGATTTTGTTTGGTGGGGGAAGCGCGCTGTTTGTGCTGCTGACGCTGCTCCAGCTCGCCCCCATCAAAATCAATCCGTGGTCTGCAATAGCAAAGGCTTTCGGGCGCGCTATCAACAGCGAGGTCTTGGAGAAGGTCGGAAAGCTCGAAAGCGAGCTGCAGTGCGTTCGGTCTGGCATGGCCGAGGAAAAGGCCGTCAACTGCCGGGCGCGCATTCTACGCTTCGGCGATGAATGTCTCCACGGCGAGCGCCACACCAAAGATCATTTCGACCAAACGCTCCGGGACATCGCCGCCTACGAACGATACTGCGAGGATCATCCGGAGTTTGAAAACAATGTAACAGAGCTGACCAGTGACCGGATCAAGACAATATATCGCCGGTGCTTGGACAGCAACGACTTTTTGCAGTAAGGAGGACGCACAATGAACATGCTGGATATGACGATCATCCGCCTGGCCGCAGGGCTTGTGCTGCTGATCGCCGCGAACATTGCCCTCGGTTCCATCAATGCCATCATTGATGGGGAATGGGATCAGACGAAGTTCCGCAACGGCTGCATCAAGAGTGCAGTTGTGGCAGCGGCGCTGGTCGCGGTCTACTTCGCCGGGTACCTCAACCCCGATCTGATGGTAGTGGAGGTCGATGGGCAGACCGTAAACCTGATGACAGCGGTATCGCTGGCTATGCTGGCAGCCTTTACCGCCTATGCCGTTGATGTACTGAAAAAGCTGAAAGATATGCTCTCTACCGCGACACCCGGGGCGGACGCGGCGCCTACTGCGCTGCCTTCCGGTGAGGGCAAGGAAGACCATACCGCCCCCGAGGAGGAATGACCTATGAGCAATAGCCCTCTTGTCAGCTACACAAAGCTCAGCCCGAATCACTCCGGGCAGAGGACCCGTAAGATCGACCGCATCACGCCGCACTGCGTAGTGGGCCAGTGCAGCGTGGAGCGGTTGGGAGATATCTTCCTCCCCGCCTCCAGAGAGGCGAGCTGCAATTACGGAATCGGCGCAGACGGCCGCGTCGGTATGTATGTCGAGGAGAAAAACCGATCCTGGTGTTCCTCCAGCAACGCAAACGACCAGCGGGCGGTGACTATTGAATGTGCGTCCGATGGTGCAGAGCCGTACGCATTCCGCGATGTGGTCTATCAGTCCCTCATTACGCTTTGCGTCGACATCTGCAAGCGCAACGGCAAGACCAAGCTGCTCTGGCTGGAGGATAAGGACAAGACGCTTGCCTACACCCCTGCACCGGACGAGATGGTGCTGACCGTACACCGCTGGTTTGCCAACAAAAGCTGCCCCGGGAACTGGATGTACGCCCGCATGGGCGACCTCGCCGAAAAGGTGACAGCCCAGCTTTCCACAGGCACGGACGAGGAGGATGACGATATGGATATCAACAAATTCAAGGAGCTTTGGCGTGAGATGCGCAAGGAGCTTCAGGACAACGATGCTTCCGCCTACTCGGAGGAAGCGCGCAAATGGGCTGTGGATAACGGCATCATTCGCGGCGGCAACTCCGATGAGTTCAATGGAATGTGGGAGGACATGATGACCCGCGAGCAGCTGGTGACCGTCCTCTACCGCTTCGCCCAGAAGTTTGGGCTGAGCTGATGGCAAGGCGCAAGCGCAGAGCCGCGAAGAAGCGCAAGGTCGAATGGAGCAAGGTCGTGTGCCTGCTGGCGATGCTGGCCGGTCTGCTGATCGTCCAGGAATGCCTGTTCCTCATGTATCTGTGCATCAAGAGCGGCTACACCGCCGCCGCTGCATGGCTGACCGCGGCCACCGGCGTTGGCGAGGCAATCATCATTGCCGGTGCAAGCGCGGCGGGATCACCTTCGAGGCGGCCAAGGCGAAGAACTTCCGCACCGACGAGGAAGACGGAGGCAGCGTCGACAGCCCCGCCATCTGAATACCACCCGCACAATGAAAGCCCCCTCGCAGGATTTTACCGTCCTGTCGAGGGGGCTTTTTCTGTTTTCCGGCTCTTTCGCGTTTACGGGGGCGCAGGAGCGTTTTTCGCATTTGGGTGGGCGTCTACCCTCCCACGCCGCAAAGGTGGTGTTGCAACTCGCCTACGGCGGCGAGAGGGGCTTTTTATTCGCCCTCCGTCCTCTCTCGTTTGCCGAATGCACAGAAATGATCTCCAAAGACCAACAATCCGTGAACTTGACCGCAAGAGTATTTGTTCGCCCATGCCGCCCATGTTGCATAGCAGCAACTTTCGCATCGTACCACGGGAACGGCATCAATTGTCGGCGCATTTTCAATATCTGGTACCGTGAAATACGGCGTTGCGTTGCGACTTAGCCTTGCGCTGAGCTTATCGGCGTCAATCAGTCTCATGCTCATTACTTCCTTCCATCCTCGCCCCGCAGTGTGGGCAGTAGTTCGACAGAACAAACTTGTCGTTGCAGTCGTAAACAGCTTCCTCTTTGCAGGCAGAGCAGATATATCCGCCAATCGGGTCGCGTCCTGCAACTGCGGGATTCCATCCGGTCATTTCGCTTTCATAAACAGGCATCCACAACCCATGCACCACCGGCGCAACGTCGGCGGTATGAATTGCCTTTACTGCATTCAAAGCTAACTCCATTCCGTCTTCTACGCCGCGCTGGTATCTGTTTTTAGGCGCTTTGCGATAGCGCTCAAGCACGCGGCAAAGCATATCGCGTTCAATGTATTCAGTCATCAATCTCACCCTCCCCCATTTTTGCGCCACAATGAGGACAGTATGGAGTGACAGACTCCGGTTCGTCCCACTCCCAGCCGCAGGCGGAGCAACGGTTATAACCGTAGTCGTCCTCGATCCATTCTCCATGTGTCACCGGAGCGACATCAGCGGCGGGGGTAGCGGCAACAATTTCCATGGCTACCGCCCCATCTGAGCCGCTTTCCCACTTCGTTTCCATCACCTTTTTCACCACAACGCTCCGCTCAATGTAATCCATCGTCAGCCCTCCTCAAAAATCCCATGTGTCCCGCTTTGGGACAAACTCAATGATCGTTCCCTCCGGAACAGGGTCGCAGGGCTCGCCGTCAAAGGCGTTGCCCTGCTTCGTGCAGATGTCTGCCGGTCTGCTCCGGCGCGGGTCGACATCGACATAGAGCCGACCGTCGCACTCGTAGACGGGGCGATCCCAGCTGTCGCGGCCTCTGTATTCCAGCCGCAACACTGGCGCGGCGCAGAACTCCTCGTAGCTCATGTGGCCCTCCGCTTTCATCGCGGCACTGGCAGCGGCCAGCTCCTCGGGCGTCCAAGATTTACTCACAGGTATTGTCTCCCTTCTTCATCGTCCACGGTGAAATGATAGCCCTCGGTCAAAAGCACAGTCCCTTTGATTGGCGCGTGGATCATGACGGTGCGGCGACCGATGTAATCCGCTGGAATTTCACCGCGCTCGACCATATCCCGAAAGTACGGGCAATCATTCCAGCGGTCGGTGTACTGCTCACGCGCCCACGCTGCGGTGGAGTAGTGCCGCCTCATGCGCCAGTTCTCCGGCGCGGAGACGATAGCCCATGCGGTCAGCGGCCGCCGATCCCCCGTCATGTCTTCCAGCGCCTCCACCGTGCCGCAGGCATCGCAGATATGGACCGTTGCCCTGCGGCTCAGTGCGTTGCGGGTGACGCTCTCCGCGTCCATCGCCATCTTCCCGCAGCGGGGGCAGGCAAAATGCCCGCCCTGCTGCTTCTCTGCAAAACGCTCGATCAGTGTCTTGGCTTCGTTCTCGTTCATAGAAATCTCTCCTTTCTCAGAACTGTTTGATGATGTCCTGCGCGTTTTCGCCGTAGTAACTCTTAATCCATCTATCGGCAAGGATTTCAATGTCAGTGGTGCGCTCGTAGCGCACGTCAATCAACAGCGTTTGCGTTGATGTCTTAACCGTCATGTAGTAGCCTGTGCCGTAGTGCTTGTTGTCGGTGGGGGGAACGAGGGTAAATGTGAGACTTTCGGTAAAAGGCTCGCCCTCACAGGTTGTCCCCTTGACGGTAGCGTTCATAGTGTTGTAATCCATATCGTGTCCTTTCTCCCCGTCGTGCCGATAGGTCAGCCGGTCATGTAATTACAACTTGGTGTTGTAATCTTTCAACTTGACTTGGATGATGATTTCTTCGCGGCCCATGGTAACATAGGTGACTTTGGCTTCCAGAACTCCCGGCATCGCTTGCGCTGGGATTTTGTATAAGCTGCGGAAGTGGCCGATCTCCTGCATACCGGCTTTCACCACAACGGGGATTTCATCGCTGGCCGCGCCGATCTGACTGCAAAAGTCGAAGACAGTAATTTTTCTCATGCCCGCCCTCTCACTCAATGGCAGCTTCGATGCTGCTGATGACTTCCTCCAGGTTATCTACGGCTTCGGAGAGGTTGTCGCAGGCCTCGTCTGCCTTTTCATAGCGTTCGCTCTCCTGCATATTCTCAGGGATATTGTCGCGGTACTCTTCCTCCTCAGCCTGGAGGTCTTCGAGGCTGCCCTTCAGCTCCTCCAGCTGGTCGATGATACTCTGCAAATTCTTGCGGCGGATCTTGTTCATGGTTAGTCCTCCTCCCCATAGTCTTCTTCAAAGCTGCCCTCGGTAATGCCGCCGTAGGTGTAGCCGTTGTCAAAACTCAGATAGACCGGCGTATCTTCATCGTACTGGGCGAGGAAGTTAATCAGCTCGCCGGCCGTCATCGTTCTGCGGATCTGGTCGATGCCGTAACCTTCGCGGAAAGTAGAACAAATCAGCTTTTTCATTGTCGGCGCTCCTTTCTCAAAATCTGAACACCAGCCCTTTGACCTCGCGGCGGCCTGATGGATCGTGCAGTGGATCGCGGGTAACAGTTCCGACGCCCTCCAGATACGCGCCCTCGGCTACCAAGGCGTGGACACTTTCCATGAGCGCGGTTGACTGATCTGTGACGATAATCTCGTCAATATCAGCTGCGGTTAATGCAGCAACGAATTCTTTCATCACGCCGTCCTTAATCTGACTGCCCCATGGAAGCGCTCTGACCTCAAACATATCGGCTCGGTCTTCTGTGCTCTGCTCCCAGCTTCGATACGCGTAAACCTGTCCGCGAGTGGGGTTCTTCTCCGTGTCGCGGAGCTTTTCAAAGTATTCCTTTGCGGTATCTCTGTTGAGCGTATCCAAAATCTCCTGCCGGATTTCATCGGTGATATTGATCTTCATCTTGCGTTCCTCCTTGTATTTTCACACTCGGTGCTTTATACTGAGGGGGAGGGGAGCTTTCCCGCTCCCCCTCGCGCCGGGGTTAGGTCTCTTGGCGTTCGCCCTGCTGGGGCTTGCTGTTAGGTTTGATGGTGATTGTAATCCGGTCGGCTAAATCGGGGTTATCAGCCAGCAACCTCAGAAGCTCTTGCAGGGCTTCTTTTTTTGCTTTGTCCATCGGCCTGTCCTCCTTTCCGGAGAGGTTTGTTCCTCTCCCTTACAAGAACTATATTACACTAATTCGTGTCACTTGTCAACAGTTATTTTACATTTTTTCGTGGAAATCGTAAAAAAGTTTTTGACAAGCGACACATTTTAGTGTATAGTACGAGTGAGGAGGTGAGAGTATGGGGCTCTCTGTTGCCGAAAAGATTCGCCTGATCATGAAAAGGCAGAAAATAACGATGGGCGATCTGGCTGAGGCGTCAGGGCAGACGCGGCAAAACCTGTCCAACAAAATGACGCGCGGGAACTTTACGGAAAAAGACATCACGGAGTTGGCGGCTGCGCTCGGCTGCACAGTCGAAATCCGTTTTGTCACACAGGACGGCGAGGAGATATAAGAAAAGGCCCCGGGCGAATGAACGCCCGAGGCCTCGGAGCAGGCTTAACGCTTGCTATGTATATCCGCGCCGGTGCGCGTCTTGACTCTGGTCTCCTTGTTTTCCTCTCGGATCATCAGGTCTGACAGCTCACACCCCAGCGCCTCACAAATAAGATCCAGATGCTCCAGGTTTACCCTTTCTGCGATCTCATGGTACAGGTCATTGATCGTCGAAGGTCGAATGCCTGTTGCCCTTGCAAGGTCAGCTTGTGACCACCTCCGCTCGCCAAGCCGGGTGGACAGTAAAATCCTAATCATAGCCATGCTCCTTTACGGTAGATTCTAACAACGATTTTAGAATCTCGCTGGATTTTGGTAGATTATAACGAAATCCGTTATGGCTATGAGAGAACACAAAGAGGCTACCACACAGGAAATTCCCTGTGTAGTAGCCTCTTTCTTTATTTCTTGGCATAGGCAAGTGGAAACACCAGGACAAATATCCCGCCGGTCATATAGACCGTTGGGGCAGAGCAAAAGCCAGGCGAACCGGCTTGGTTCGTCTGGCTCTGCTTTGGTGGAGCAGAGCAGAGCTTAAACGAACACTCAGCCTCGTTATTCTCTACTGCGTTAACTGCGGATTCTATTGGGATTTGGATTGTATTTTTATTGCCGGAGAAGCTGAACACCAGCCGCAGATCATCGTCATAAGCATACACCGCGACCAGGAATGTGTCAAATAGGCGCGCTTGGTACTTCTTATCGTGAACATCGCCATCTCGGAACATCTCCAAGCCGGATATAATGTCATCGCGGCTGACAGTCACGATGTCTGCCCGAGCCGCTGCGATATTAGCTTTGATGGTAGCACGCTCAGACTCCAGCTCGACCAGCCTGCTTTTCGTGGTTTCGGTGATGATGCCCTGCTCGATGGCGGACATGATGTTTTTTATGCCATGCTCCGTGCCGGCGAGTTGGTCTTCCAAAATGCCGACCTTGCTCTCGGCTTCCTTGCGCTCATTGTAGGCGACCGTGCTGTCGGCGATCCACTCGATAACATCGTCCTTCAGAGCATAGTCTTTGATGGCCTGGGCGACCTGCAGCTCAATTTCATCTCGGCGTACATTCTTTTTATCGCAGGTCTTTTCCGTTCGACGCTTCTGGCAGACGTAGTAGTAATGCAGGTTGCCGGAGCGTCCGGTGCCGGAGACGCCAGTCATGGGGCTTTTACAATGCCCGCAGAACAGCTTGCCGGTAAGCAGATAGTCACCATTGACGCGGTGACGCCCTTGCGGATTCTTCTTCGTGGTGATCACCTCCTGGACCTTGAAGTAAAGCTCGTCGCTGATAATCCTCGGGATGCCGCCCTCTTTGCGGACATCGCCGTAGATATAGATGCCGCGATACCGTTCGTTGGAAAGGATCTTCTGAAAGCTCGACCGCCCCCACGGGCGACCGTACGAGGTCTTGATTCCCCGGACATTCAGGCTGGCCATGATATCAACGAAAGCCTCACCGCAGGAAACGCGAGTGAATATCTCCCGGATAACCGCAGCCTTCGGCTCGTCGATGGCATAGTGCAGCGTTTCGTCCGCTTTATAGCCGTAGGGCAGATGGCCGTTCGCCACCATGCAATTCGCGGCGTTGTCATATAGGCCGCGCTTGATGTCCTCGGCCATGTTCTCGGAATAGAACTGGTTGACATTCATCATCGAGCGGGCGGCGAAGCGTCCAGCCGCAGTATCGTCGAAATCCTCCTCCACATAGAGAACGCGAACGCCCAGATCCTGAAGCCGAGCTTCGTTGATCAGAGCCTCCAGCATATTGCGCCCCATGCGGTTAGACTTCCACGCGATTACATAGCGGAACTTCCCTTTTGCAGCGTCAGTCATCATGCGCTGGAAGTCACGGCGCTTGTCGGTGCGGCCAGAAACGGCGCGGTCGGCATAGGTGTCAATGATCCTGATGCCATACTCCGCCGCCAGCTCGTAGCCCTTTTCGAACTGCTGCTCTACGGAAATGTCCTTCTGGTTGTGGCTGCTGTACCGGCCATAGAGAACGCCCGGCTCTTCGATTTCCAGCTTCTTGCCCCGCTTCGGCTTCGCCGGGTGCTTTGCAGGTTTTCTCGGCAACAGCGCCACCCCCTTCTAACGATAGATTTGCAGTAGTAGATATTCAGAATCAGAAACAGATTACAGATACAGTCTCAGATACAGATACAGGTACAGAGACAGTGCGCGCACGATCGCGCGCACACGCACGCGCGCACGCGATGTATCGCTACCCTATAGATACGGTATAGATACCATATCCATAGGGTATCTATTGTTCGATTTTATGGTTTTCCGCATATAAGCGCGCTGCGGGGAACTTCTCGAATAAATCGTCGAGACTGGAAATCTGGGTGGTTACCACAGAGCCGGATCTCGTATCAGAAAATAGACCACTTATTGTATCAGCCTCATCAGAATAGCCATCGCTGCTGAAGCGAAGCATTGAATTTCCAGTCACAGCCATGCTAACAGAAAAACAATCTCGAGAATCGGCATCGAACTCAGTTTCAAATGCTTCGCGCGTTGCCAGTACATAGTCCCCGAAAGACGATACTTTCCCGGAGGCTCCAACGGAAACACGGAGGCTATATATCCCGTCTTCTTCTCCAACGGACAAAGATAAAACAGGCACATCTCCGGACAGCATAGAAGAAAGGCTATCTTCGTGGGCTTGTAGCTCCTGATCGACAGAGGCACTTTCTTGGACTTCGGACGAGCACCCAGCTAATGATAATGCCAATACACAGCATAAGAAAACTGACCAGCCTTTGAACACTCTTTTCATGTTTACCTCCTCGCTTCTCAAACTCCCGCTCCTACACCATACCACGATGCGAAGTCAGTCGAAAGTGATAATATATCTTTTCAAAGCGAAACTGCATAAATTTTGATAGAATAACGATGCCGTAGATGGCAATTTTGCAAAGAAAGGAGTCCGGGCATGGGACACGATCATCAATCGGAAGCAGCAGCGAGGAGTATATTAAAAACGCTGCTCGCGGCCGAGCTGTTTTCAAAGCTTTCCGAAAGCCAGCAGGATATGATAATCAGCCAGCTAAAAGCCCTTTTATCACATTGATGATGATATCTTGCTTTTCCGGGGTCAGCAGCTCGAATAGCTCAATATACTCTTTTGTGCGCCCATCGCTCGTTTCAGCGGTGGGCGTTACGCTTCTTTCCATGCTGACATCATACCCCATAAGCCAGGCCTCGGAAACGCCGAGTGCGAGGCCGAGGATTGTAAGCTTGTCCTGCCCAGGAAGGGTCTTCCCTGAAACATACTGGCTCAAATCGTTCTTGTTGAGCTTTACGTCAAACCGTTTGCAATAAGGCTCTGCAGCGTGAAGAATATCGACCTGGCGCATCTTCTTGATGTCCATGATTTGCTTCAAACGCTGAGAAGTGCTGTACTCTTTCATTGGTCTATCCTCCCCTTGCAGATGACATCATTATAAAGGGCTTTGAACAAAAGTTCAATAGCGAAAAGAAAAAAAGTTCAACTTTTTTGAAAAAATGTGTTGCAAATCATCAAGGCGTATGGTATTCTAACGACAGGTTCAAGGAAATTGAACTTTTGAACAAGCTGAAAGGAGGATAAAAATGGCGTACGATTACAGCAAGCTCTTGGGTCGCATCACCGAAAAGTTTGGAACGCAGGCTCGCTTTTCCGGCGCGATGGGAATGTCTGAGCGCAGTCTTTCTCTGAAGCTCAACAGCAAAGTACCGTTTAAGCAGCCGGAGATTTCCAAGGCCTGTTCTCTGCTGGAGATTGGCGATTCCGACATTCCTGCTTATTTTTTTACCATTGAAGTTCAATAGCTTTGAACTAATGGGAGAGAGGAGGTTCCGATGCAGGTCGCAAGGTTTACGCCAACCGAGGAAAGCGAGCTGGTGAACGAAGTACATATCAACACGGCGGAGATTCCTGATTTTGTACGGGACAACCTCGCCGCAGCGACGCTGGATCTGATCCACGGAATACTTCGGCAGCCAGGTGGGCGCGAAGCGCTGGACGCAAAAACCGCAGCCAGACGCGCAGGCAGATCCGCAAAATGAAGGGAGTTGAAAGAATGGCATATTACCGGACTTGCCCGCTTTGCGGGAGCAATAATGACCCGGGCGAAGCCTGTGATTGCCGCGAAACGAAAAAAGAGGTCGCCCCGCTGCATCGGGAACGACCTCGGGCAAATGCTTACCCACAGTCAGTTTACCAACCGCTCTGTGCGAAGTCAAGAGGTGAGGGGGTGCTACCGTGGCAGAAGAGTTGAGAGAGCTCCGGCTTTCCAAGCAGATACCGGCCAAGGATATGGTCGCGGTGGTACAAACCATCTACCCCAAGTACGACAAGACCGTTCAAAGCAAGTGCGAGAACGGAGATGCCTACGGCGTGAGCCTGCGGCCGGACGCGATGGCGGCGCTTTATTCGCACTTCGCACCGGAACTGGCAGAGAGCCGCAAGACGGCCAAAAAGGACGCACACCGGCTGACCTGTCGTATCTCGGCAAGGCTTGAAACCGCTGACTACGAGGCGTTGCAACGGCTGATAGAGGCTGAGGGCTACGCCACCACACAGGACTGGCTGACCGCCACCGTCCGCCGCTACATCACAGAGGCAGGTGAAACCGAATGAGCTACGATCTGCCAGACCACCCCGTTATCCAAAACATGGAGCGCACCGGCTACCCGGACGGCAAGGAGCCGACCTTCCCGATTTGCCCCGTCTGTGGTGAAGAGTGCGAGGAAATTTTCAGAGACAAAGATTTGAATATCGTCGGCTGCGATATCTGCATCAAGCAGTCCGACGCATGGGAGGAGCCGGAGTGCTTCCCCGGAAAGGAGTATTGATGAAAGGACTGGTTATCACCACCGAAAACAAGATGCAGGTCAGGGAGTTCAACGAGCCTGCTTATGAGACCATCGGAAAGGCTGTCGGTGGATGGATCGAGGTCGTGCACCCGAAAGGCCTGCCCGGTCCGTTCTGCATGGTCGTCAACGAAGAGGGGTTGCTGCACGGTCTGCCGCTCAACCTGTTTGGCTGCATTCTCTACGATACCGTGCGCCACGGAAATCCCATTGTCGGAGACATCGTGATTCTCAAAGAAGGCTTCACCACGCCCGGCGAGAGAGACTTTATCGGGCTGGACGAGGACGACATCAAATTCCTCGGCGCAATGGCCGTCAGTCTGAGCGGCGGCGGTATCAAGTGGGAAAGCGAGGCGCGATAATGGCAAAGTTCTATTTTACCTACGGCACGGACGGCCAGCCGTTTTTCGGCGGCTGGACTGAGGTTGACGCCCCGGACCGTCGCTCGGCCTGCTCCGCATTCCGCGCCTATCACCCGGACAAGACCGAGGGCTTGCTGAACTGTTCCAGCGTTTATGATGAGGAGCACTTCAAGCTGACCGAAATGTACCGGGAAAGCAATTTCGGTTTCCGGTGCCACGAAATCATCACTCTGCGGCGCGAAGCCGCTACCAACTGAAAGGAGCTATCACCATGATTAGAAACCCGAACGACATCCAGGAGGGCGCGAAGAAAATCCGCATGCTGATCGCCGGTTATCCCGGCATCGGGAAATCCACTCTGGCGCTGTCCGCCCCCAATCCCCTGCACATCGACGTTGACTTCGGTATCGACCGCATCGAGCCGCGCTACCGCAAGCCGTACATCCAGCCCCAGAGCTACGACGAGATCCTCGGCGATCTCACCCCCATCAATCTTCAGGACTTCGACACGCTGGTTTTCGATACCGGCGGCAAGCTGATCTCGCTGATGTCCCTGTGGGCCATCAAGAAAGACCCGAAGTATGGTCAGCGCGACGGCAGCCTCTCCCTCAAAGGCTACGGCTTTGTTGGCAAGGAATTCGTCCGGCTGATGGACTACTGCTTCTATGAGCTGCAGAAAAACATCGTCATCGTGTTCCACGCCACGGAGGAAAAGGACGGCGACAACACCCGCCTCCGCATCAAGGTCGAGGGCCAGACGAAAAACAACGTCTGGGAGCCTATGGACCTGGGCGGCTTCGTGGAAATCTACGGCAATGACCGCACCATCGGCTTCTCCAACTGCGAGAGGTATTTCGCCAAGGGGACGCGCGGTATCTCCGGCATTCGCAAGATCCCCGCACTCGGCCCGACCAGCCCTAACGACTTCCTGACGAAGCTGTTCGCCGAGTACAACGCCAAGGCCACCGCCGAGGTCGAGCAGAACGCAGTCGATCAGGCGGCATACGAGGCCGCGATGGTTGAGGGCACGGCCATCATCGCCGACATTGTCGATGCAGACACCGCCAACGCCGCCATGCCGAAATATCAGGCCATTAAGCACGCGCTGACCTCCAACAAGGAGTTGGGCGTTCTCTGGAACAAAAAGATCAAGGAATGCGGCCTGTTCTTCGACAAGGTTTTGAAGAAATACACGCCTGCGCCCGAGGAGGCAAAGGAGGCGGAGTAAATGGGACGCTATCTGATGACCCATTCCCTGTTGGCGTCCTGGCTCTACACCATGAAGGAAAACCCCTACGAGGACATGACGACAGAGCGCGATCCGATGAGCGAATTCATGCAGACGCTGCGCCGTGATCCGACGCCGACCACGGAGGCCATGCAGAACGGCATCAAGTTCGAGGATATGGTGACGGACATCATCAACGGTTGCGCCGATCCCAACGATCCGTGGTATGCCGCCGCAGAAAAGGTCGCCCGGCGCTGCGCCGGAGGCGTCCTCCAGTACAAGGTCAAAAAGACCATCGAGGTCGGCGGCGTGAGCCTGCTTCTGTATGGCCGTCTGGACTGCCTGAAAGCCGGGGAGATCATCGACATCAAATTTACCAAGAGCTACGACACCGGAAAGTTCTTTTCCAGCACACAGCACCCCACCTACTTCGAGCTGATTCCTGAAGCGCGGCAGTTCACCTATCTTGCCAGCAACGGGAGTGCAGTATGGCCGGAAACGTACCGCCGTGAGGAAGCACCCAGTATTTTTCCTGTCATTTCCGATTTCCTCGACTGGCTGCGCGCGACCGATCTGATGCAGGTATACCA